GACTTCGCGTGTTGGCGTTGCTAACACGGACAACCTGAAAGCTGCTGACATTCGCGCTGCTAAGGCCCGCCTGCGTAGCCAGAACGTCCCCACGTTTGACGGTTTCTACACCGCCTACATTCACCCGAACGTTGCTTACGACTTTACGTCTGAGACTGGTTCGGCTGCGTGGCGTGACCCGCACACCTACTCACAGCCCGGTGAGATTTGGGCCGGTGAAATGGGTGCCTTTGAAGGCTTCCGTTTCATTGAGACCCCTCGCGCCCCTGTATTCCAGGGTGCCGGTTCTTCAACGGGTACGGTTGGTGCCAACGTCTACGGCGTTCTTTGCCTTGGTCGTCAGTCACTTGCTAAGGCTTGGTCAATGGTTGATGGAAACACTGAGACACCTCACGTTGTTCCCGGTCCGATCACTGACTACCTGCGTCGGTTCGTCCCTTGGGGCTGGTACTGGCTCGGTGGCTACAGCATCTACCGTCAGGCTTCGCTGTACCGCATCGAAACTGGTTCCTCGTTGTCTTACAACGACCCTGCAATTGACCAGTAGTAACTAAGTAGGGGAGGGCTATCGTGGTCCAACAGTGTGCCCATTGTGGTTCGTTTGATATCATGGCTGGCTTGGATATGTACCAATGCTTGCAATGCGGATTTCACACACACGCTGATGGTACTGCGATAGCCCGACCCCCTATTGAAGAACCTGTTACTTGGCCAGGACGCGCCAACATTGACGCGCCCGCAGATCGTTAGGAGTCAATATGGGAGTTAGTTCCCCCACCGGAAACGGTGAAACCCGAGGAATGGAATACGCCGGTCAACCCGGTAAAGCTCTGCCTCTCCGTCCCGAAAGGGCAAAGGCTAACAACGCTTCAAGCGTTGGATGGCACGTTACGGGCAACAAGCGCGCTGCTGATGGCATTACGGACATGCGTGAGAATCTAGGTACTGGTAAGCCAATGGCCGCCACAAACCACGACACTCACAACTCTCGTGCCGCCGATGGCGATCCTTACATGGGCGCAAGCGTAAGCATGAAGGGCAAGATGAACCGATGACGTTTAAAGCTTCTTCTGGCGACACTCGCCCCATGACAAAGCAAGAAATGTCCGGCGACATGAACGAGGATTACACGCACCCGAACGTAGTGGCTAAGGTTACTGACGCTGGCGCTGTAGTTCGAGGACTTAGCGATTACGCTACCAAGCGTGGCGTTACGGCCCCACTTGTCATTACAGACATTTCGGCAGAGCAACATGGATCATGGCTCAATGGGGTATACACCCCCAACGAAGTCCATGGTTTTCCGTACAAGACTAGGCCGGTGGAATAATGGATACGATGGGTTCAGCAATGCGTGATAACCAGACCGATACTTGCCACGGCAATTGCGGTGATGGTTGCGCTGCCTGCTCAAAATCTGTTCAAGTGGACTTTCGCCCCCGTGACATTCGTATGATGCGTATGCTCGGCGTTGAAGATCCCAAGCTTGCTGCCGCAGGTGATGACACCTCGCTTGTACGCGACCGCTTTAACAACTAAGGGGTCTTTATGGCCCGCCTGCGCTTTGATGCGGTTCGTGGTGAATTAAGCGCCACCCTCGCACCAACGGACACCACTATTTCCTCACCCGGATTGTCTCGACTTGGGACAGTTCAGGGTGGGGATATAGCGTTAATTTGCATTTACTCAACAGATGTCAACGGCAATATCAACGCATCTGAAAACGTTTATGTAACAGATCATTTGGCAGGCGCTACTTCCGCCACCATCCAACGCGCTCAAGATGGCACAACTGCCCAAGCATGGTATTTTAATACTTGTTTTTGGTCACACGGTTTTGGTGTTGCTGACGTTACCGACATTGAATCTCTTACTACGGCAGAAACGGCGCGAGCCGAAGCAGCCGAGGCGACTCTTAACTCCGCTATCACAACCGAGCAAAGTGTTCGTGCCGCCGCAATTACTGGCGTTCAGGGTCAGGTAAGCGCTGAGACTACTCGCGCCACCAATGCCGAGGCTACCAAACAGACGCTCTTTGCTCGCACCGCAGTTAAGACTGCTAACTACACGGCAACTACATGGGACTTGGTTGCTTGCGACGCTACCGCAGGCACCTTTACTGTCACCCTGCCTAGCACCGCCCCTGCTGGTTCAATGGTTTC